GATTGTCCATCGCAGATGGGTCATCTGATATAACTGCCCAAGCAAGCACTAACACGGGCAAACTGAGAATTATCAAAACTGCCTCATCTTTCCAGTCTGATTGTCTAGCTTCAAGAAGTTTACCCTGGTAAGCTTCCTCTCCTTTAGCCATACGCTCTGCATGCATTAATTGTGCATCAGACATAGCCATCTTCGTCTTCTGCTTGTTAGCATATATTTTACTTCCTGCGCTAACTGCTAATTTTAAGGCACTCAACCACATTATTGTATTTCTCCTGTCTTCTTTTACACATATAACTTATCATTTTATCTAAACTAGTTCTAGCCCCTTTACCATTGATACGCCACCTCCACGTATTTTTGTGATGAGCTTGTCTTTTTTTGCATAAATACATACAACCACCAAAAAATTTGTAAAATCTGCTAACCATATCTTTATCTGTGGTCTCAACTGAACAAGCTAAGTATTTTTGTTTTTTCCACTTTGACCAGATGCCAAAACTTCCTTCACCATCAAACACACCAGCTAAAAATATTAATTTATTTTTTTCTGGTAGACTTTCGTAATCTTTTTTTGCCATTACTAGACCTCATTATTTTAATTCCTTGTGGATTTGGTCCTTTTTTAGGCGGTGGCCCAAACTTGACTCCTCCACTTAGTCCTTTTCTAACGTTGCGTCTTTCTGATTGCATTTTTACCTGCTTTAAATATCGCTGCTACTCTAGATTTACCCATGACCTTAGCTCGTTGCTCACCAACTGTGAGTATTTGTATTTTTCTTGCAAAAGGTTTATTAATATTTTTTACTTTTCTTACAGTTGCACTAGCATCTGCGGGTGTAGCAAATTTTATTCTTACAGTGTCTCTTGGATTTTCATCAGTGTAAAGTCTTCTACCTGAACCTTTAGGTTTTTTACCTGTTCCTACTTTTGGATCTCTATTTTTTCTCAAGTTTTTGTCTCGCAATTTCTAATCTCTCATCAGATTGTTCATCTTGTTGTTGAAGTTTATCATAGTTAAATTGTAACTTAGCTCCTTCTCTTTGATTTTCTAAATCTTGTTTCATTCTAGCCTCTTCAGCTTTTCTCTGCATATCCATAGCCTTCAAATCTACTTCTTGTTGTTTAATTCTAACTAATGGATCTTGTTTAGCAGCGTTAGATTGCATCTCTGCTTGTACTAATTCATTTGTTATCTGTGCAGCCCTCTTTGCAACCTCTGAATCAAATATAATTTGATAAGCTTGTGGATTTTCTTGCGCCATTTGTGCCATCTCTTGATCATCTGACATTATAATTTTAACTTCAGCTCTTGCTTTGAAAGAAATATGATCAGAAACGTGAGATTGTAACAACGCATAGACCGCAGGATTTATTTGAACCATTCTTGAGTTCATAAAAGCCATGTGTGCAGTTAAATGTGCATCGTGATCTTGAAATTCGAAAGCTGTTAACAGTTGCATCTGTAATGCTCGTGCATTTTCTTTAGCAGGATCCATTGGTTCTGGTTGTTTTGGTGCAGGTTTTAGTAAAGTTTCTATTTGTTTTGTACCTAAAGCTTCATAAACTCTTCTGTATGCTTCATGTATGTTGTGAATTTGTGGATTTGAAGAGGCAACTTGCAATTGTGTTTGTGCTAAAGTCACTCTTTGAGCCATAGACATAATATTTGGATCAGCAACAGGTAAAATATCAACACGATTATCAAAATCTGATGCTTTTATTTGTCTTGGACCTCCATAAACATCATAAGGATATTCTGGTGGCAACGATTCTTGGCAAATTCTTGCTAAAATTTTAAATTCTAACCTCATTGCGTAGTAACATCTTTTGTGAACACCACTCATTACACGTGAACCACGTTCCATCATGGCAATTGTAGTGCCAACAGCTCTGTTTTGTAGGTCATTACCAATATTATTATCTGTAATGGCAGCAAATTTTTGTCCAGCTTGCACAACAAAACCTAAAAGATTGTATAATGTAGTGCTTGGTTCTGTAAAAGGTAGATTAAAAAATTGATCTCTAATGTTTCCACCTGGTGCATCAACATCTCTAAACTCTCCAGGTTGTATTGGTTGATCATCATCTCTAACTCTTATACCTCTAGACTTAAAACCTGCTGGTAAATTTTTTAATGTGCCTGCATCTATTAATTGTCTTAAAGATTGAGTCGCTGCTCTACTTAATCCACCAATCATATGTGTTAAACCAAAACCATAAAAACCTAATCCTGGTAAAAATTTGTAATGCACAAAGTATTCTATTCTCGCATAACCTAAATCATCAGGTTTATAATTTCTATAAATTGATAATATTTCACTAGAACCCTCATCAATTGTAACGATGTAAGGAATTTTTATTTTTTTTGCTTTGTCGTCAAAATCTTCATAATCATCTAAATTTAAATCTACATGCATTTCTAGAATTGTGTGTAAATAGTCATCACCGGTTCTCTTGATTCCCTCAATCTCGTTTATCTTTTTTTGTAAAGCATCAGGTTCTTGATTAGATTGTATTAATTCAATGTCTCTATAAAATCCGCCAGCTTGTTTTTTAATAACTTCATTCTGAGTCATCTTCATTACGTGTGTAATTCTTTCACAATCTTTCAAATCAGATGCAAAGTAAGGAACTACTAAATCTTCTGCAGGTATAAATTTTGAAACAGGTCTTCCTAGTATTTGATCGTAATAAACTTTTTTAAATGTTGATCCTGATAGTGGTAAATAAAATAACATTTGATCCATATCAGTTGTGTACTCTTCCATATCCTCCATCAACAGATAATTCATATACTCTTTTACACGATCAGCCTGAGCTTCAACTGCTGGAGTTTGCACACCAACAACTTGAGTTCTTACTGGACCATCAGATGGACATAATTCTTTGTATGCTTGTGCTTGGAATTGAGTTACAGATTCTGCAAGAAGTGGATGAGTAACATTAGATGCACCTTTGAATGGTCTAGTGACTTCAGAATATTTAGTCCCTAAAAGGTCTAAACCTTTAATATAAGTTTCTTCCCATTCTTTTCTAGATAATTTATCTTTTTTGTACTCTTGCATTAAATCTGATGCCATAGATTTAAGAACTCTCTCATCCATGCTCTCTGCAAGATTTGTATTAAAATCGTCTTGAGGTCTTTCCTCTACTGTCTCTTCGCCCTCTATAGTGACATCAACTGGTAAACCTTCAGGTTGTTCAACAGTTTCTTCAATTTTATCTTCTTCAGTTACAACAGTTTCATTATTCTTTTCGATAGCCATTTCTAATTGTACCTTATTGGTTTAAACATATCCACTACCAAGCCCCCAAAGCGTTTATAGGTTTTTTGAGTGTATTTCATTAAAGGATTTACTTTAACTGCAAAAGCATCAAAATACAAGTTAGGATTAGATCCCTCTATGAATCTAAAGCCTGCTTCTTGAGTTTTTCTAGCTTCTGAATGATAAATGCTTTTTAAAGTCTTGCCTCCTAAAGTAGTATGTGTGCTAGGATATTTAAAAGTATTGGTTTCTATTTTCTTATATGGTTTAGCTGGATCTGATAAGGAGACTTTTATAGGACCTGCCTTTGAATTGTAAAACCTTGCAGCCTTTTTCATTACATTTGCCATAACAGATGTCCCTTTTCTATTAATTCCCTTACCACTTGCATAGCCATAAAATCTTTCGTTACCAGCTTTATAACCTTGTCTAAAACTTAATTTATCAAAAGGAGCAACGGCTACAAAATCATAATTCATTTTCGCAGCTTTATTCATCAAATATTTTAATGCATGATCACCATATTGATCAGCCTCTACCATTGGAAAATAATCAAACTGTTTTGTTTTACCTGCAATCTTTTGTAACTCAGTAGTTGTTCTAGCAAGTTGATTTGAAACTGTGCCAGCTAAATTACTATCATTACTTCTTACGGCTTCGTCTAATAAACCAGTTAATCTTTGTCTTTGATTCATCAATAAACCTAATTCAATATCTCTTTGAAAAGGATTATTTCTAAATTCTGTGCTAAGTTGTTGAGCTTTCGTTAATTGTTTTGCAATATTTTGATTAACATCAGATTGTATTTCATGAATAAAAAATCCTTTTTTACCATCAGGTGTAAATCTTGTATCAAATCGAACGTGATAGATTTGATTGGTACCAGCATCTGAAAAGTGACTAGGAGATCTTAAGGGTGAACTATTGGTAGGTATTGCCTCATCTAATCTAAAAATTGTTTCTCTATAATCTTTACCACCCTGCAAAGTATAGTTTGATTCGTTAGCATATTTAGTAGAAACATTTTTACCCACAATCTTTGCATTAGCTCCATCTACTTCACCTAAAATTTTATTTAATTTTTTAAAATCTGAAGCACCTAACTCTCTGGTAAATCCTTTTGCTTTATTAATATTTTCTAAAAACTCTTTAAGTATAACTTTATTAGCAGTCTCTGATAGAGCGTCCGCCTCAACACCTCTTAAAGCATAAGCAGCGTCTTCTATTGCTGTTTTTACTCCTGGATTGTTAACATATTTTTTTGCGATCTCATCTAATTCTTGAGATGAATTTTTTGCAACTTTTAAGAAGTTAGCATAACTTTCACTTGGAACTCCTAACTCAACTGCTTTTAATCTATTAATTGGATTTAACTTAATCATATTACCAATTTCATTAGCATCTAATTTAATGCCAAACTTCTTTGCTGCAGCTAACAGGCCACCTGTTAGGTTTCCTGCATCATCGAATGTTGCAATATTAGAATCGAACAGTTCTTCTTTTGTTACACTTGCCTCTCTACCGGCAAAGGGACCAGAGTCATATTTGAATCTTTTTTGATCTCTAACAGTTCTAGTTGATGGTTTACCAAAAACTTTGAAGTTTACTTTTCTAGTAGACGTTAAATGATTTAACCATTCATCTGCAGTGTATCGACCAGGACCAATCCTCATCGCCCAATCATAAGTAGATGAACCAAAAGCAGGAGCAACATCATCTCCCATATAGAGTGGTTTTGTTTTATTAAGCTTTACTGGTGGATTAATTAATTCTTTTTTAGCAAGTTCAAGACCAGTCTCTTGCGAACCTTTACCTTCGTATGTTAGAAGTTTTTGTTGTTGTCCGGTAGTCGGTGTCGCTGATTCTTTCTTGCCTTTTAGAAGTCTTTTCCCAAGTTGGAATAAACCTTTGAGGGACATAAATCCCCCTTAATACATTTTTGTAGGTTTGTTTCTACCAATTTTACATTTTACTTTAACAGATTTACCTGCTTTGTAACCCATAGGTCTCATCATCATACCACCACCCATTTTTTTCTTAACTTTGTATGGGGCAATTGAACCTTTTATATCACCTTCTAATTCTTTATCTCTCATTGAAGGTCTTCTTCTTCCTTGAGCCTTACCCTTATCTCTTACAGCGGCTTGGATAATATCATCAGCAGATTTTGGTCTGTTGTAATCAGCACCGCCACCTTTAGATCTTTTTAATTTTTTTTGAATAATATCTGCAACAGACATACCAGGTATTAATCCTGATCCCATAACACCTGCTGCGCCTGGCATTTTAGTTTTTTTACCTTTTAATTTTTTAAGTTTTGCTGCAGTCATTGCTCCAAGTGCAATAGCACCAAGTGCAGCTTTCATAGGTTTCTTTTTAGATTTTTGTTGCCTTAGAATTTTAAAATCCTCAGCATCAATTTTGTTGTTTTTGTTTTTGTCCAATTTAGCTTGGCCACCTGTTAACATTTTTCTTTTCATCATACCGCCTTTAAATTTTTTTTTGGCTACATCTGATAGTTTATTCTTTAAATACATCTTAGTCAATCTGTAGTCATCTAATTTTCCTCGCTGGACATCTCTTTTGAATAAACGCTCTAGAGTTGGCATAGGGCTTGGTAATTTACCTTTTTCCTCGGACCTTGCAGCAGCTCTACCTATCTTAGATCTTACCCTATGAGTTTGAAAAGTAGAACCTTTTTGAGATTGTCGTTTTACAGGAATTATTTTAGTTTCTGCATCTTTAGCTCTAATATTGTAAGCTTTAACACTTTTGCCCGTTCTTACGCCTCTTGCTCTTTCTACATTCTTTTTTGAGTCTTTAGCGTATTTTCTTTTTCTAAGTTTTTTAACAACATCCGCTAGTTTCATTCCAGCTATCTGGGCAATCTTAATTTTGCTCATCAATAATATTTATAATCTTTTTCTATTTTGATATTAGGTTCATCCCAATCATCAGAATAAGTAGATACAAATCCTCCTTGTCTGTATCTTAACACAGCTTGAGTCATACTATCAACGTAGTCATCATATTGACCATTAGGGAATGCAGCACATTCTTCAACAACCTCTTGAGCATAACTTTGATCTAAAGGGGCATATACCATTCCAGACTCAAAGACTGGTGCACAACTGTTTATCCTAGTGTGTTTATCTCTTCCTCTTGCAGGCACGTAATCGATGACCGGTATACCTGCCCGTCTTAATTCATGTATTAGTGGTTGACCAGATGCTTTAGCTTCAATGATTACGGTTTCCGGTTCCCAGTAATGATATTGCTCTAACGCAACATTTTTTAAATCTGGAAAGTCATATCTTCCCTTGTGTGCATCTAAAAGTATTATGCATTTCTCATAACCTTCCACAGGCTCAAAAATACCCCAAGTAGTTATAGCTGAATAGTCTGCAGATTCTTTTTTTGAAAATGCTGTATCGTAACTTTGTATTACGTGTAGAAGTTTAGGTGTATATTCTTTGTCCCAATCTTGCCACCACTCACGTTTAATAATAGCCCCTTCTTCTGAAGTTGGGTCCTGCATATATTGTGC